CAGCGGATCACCGGGTGCACCAAATTAACGAAACGAAGTTTACTTCTATTGAAACTCGCCGCCGTCGCAATAGCGACGTTGATCGAATGATGATGCTTATGCAGCTTAATGAGAAGCGGCGCGATGAAACAATGAAGGCGGAAATCGATGCAGTTCGTAAAGAAGCTGCTGCAGCTATTGCTGCAAAAGCAGCTGCAGAGGAGGTTATTGAAGATGATGCAGAAGGTGGATCTGGACCAGTTCAAGAGCCAGTTTCTGGGGCATCCCAAGCGCCTTCAGAAGCGACCGGAGACGCACCAGCAGGCGATAAAGACTCTAAATGATTTAGAGTTTATTCGCAGCCGTAAGTATGCCGATCAACAAATGAGGGCTTCGCGCGTAGGCGCGGACCCCTTGATCGTAGAGTTTGAGCGAAAATTCGTGAAGGCTTTAAAAGCATACGGAATTCCGTTCTTTGCTCATGAGTTCGTCCGTGATGAGGCACGACAGAATGAGTTGAAAGATCGGGGAGTGTCGCGGGCTGCTTGGGGGCAGTCCGCGCACAATTTTGGCTGTGCTGTTGATATAATTCATAGCACGCGCGGTTGGCAATTATCCGAATTAGAATGGAATGTAATTGGCTTAATTGGCCAAGAGACCGCGCGGAAAATGAATTTAAAAATTAAATGGGGCGGCGATTTTAAATCGCTGTACGACCCTGCCCACTGGGAACTTGAGGGCTGGGAGAACGTAGCTCCATTTTAAGAAACCTAAGGCGTCCTCCCGCGCCGAAGGTAGCCCCGATCCCCCCGGAATCTCCATGTAATGGAGGGGGGATCGGGGCGGAACATATACACCCCTTGTTGGTATATGCAATTAGTGACAGGAAATGATGGCCGATGTGCATTGCACCATGTAATTTAAGTGAAAAGGGCCTCGTTGACTGTCGCTATTGTTGGCAATGCAGAGCAAATCGGGTTAACGATTTAGTTGGTCGATGCATTGCCGAAACCCATAGTTCAGCCGGAGCGTTAAGCGTAACGCTGACTTATGGGGATGGAGACACCGCCAAAGCTGCAATTTTGTATTATCCTGATTTTCAGGGAATGATGAAAAGATTGCGTGCCGCCGGTTACAAAGTTAGATACATTGTGACTGGCGAATATGGTTCAAGAAAAGGTCGCGCCCACTGGCATGCGATATTGTTTTTTGAGGGTAAAATCCCGGATGTCGAATTAGAAAAACGAATTGATTGGAAGCCGTGGGGCCATGGTTATGCATGGTTCGAAAAACCGGATTATAAAGCATTTCGGTACGTTCTAAAATATGTTCTTAAAGATCAGCAACAAGAAGTTGCAGTGGGAAAACTTGCGATGAGCAAGAAACCACCTTTGGGAAACAAATATTTTGAACAATTGGCGGAGCGTTATGTTGACCAGGGGCTTGCCCCGCAAAGCTACAAATATAGCTTCGACGATGAATTTACGGATTATGGAGCGCGGCGCGAATTTATGATGAAAGGCGTTACGCGTGAAAATTTCCTAAATCATTACATGGCTAAATGGGACGAAGTTAAACAAACTCCGTATCCATACAGTGATATTCTTGATGAATACACTGATAAACTTGTTCGAACGTCCCCAGCAAAGCAATGGGAGGCGTTCATTACCGATTTGAAAAACAAAGCAAGCCCGTTTTGGGGCGGCGATACCAGCTCGCTGGTTGTCAAAGCGGTTGCATATGATGGCGCGGCCATAATTAAAAATGAATTTGGGCAGTGGATATATGTCAAGCTTAACAATGAGGGACTACCGATATGGCGAAGAGAAATACACGATCGCGCACAAATGCGTCTCGCAATCAAGGGCGAGTTCGCTCGACCAAAAAAAATGTCTATCAGCTATTAGTCACACCTAGCACTTATACACCCCAACAAGCACCAGGGCGAAGCTTGCGGAGCCCTAGTGCTGAGCCGTTAAGTTCGAAACCAACGGTTCGACAGGTTCAGGAACGTATAAAAAAGCAACAACTGCTTGCGGAGCAATCGTCTGACAAGGCGCGCAGTAAAAAAAAGTTGGTTTGTAAAGAACGTCCTGATTCGAAAATGGCGTCAAGGGGTACGGGAGGAAGTAAAAAATTCGTCCCATGGTGCGACAGAAGGGGTTGACAACTAAACTGAGCTGATTCTACAACAGAGAGAGTAACGAGCGCTTAACATACTATAGATTATGCGCGTAAACGTTGCTGGAACGTAACAGGAGCGCATTAATGTTAGATAGAATTTTAATTATGAAGGGGTTAAAAATATTTGCCCCTATCGTAATTACGGCTGCGGCGGTTTACGCAGCGGCAAATCATCCAGAAACATATGCCTCCTTTTGTGAAGGGAGACAGTAAATGGTTGGATTTTTAGCCCCGTTTTTTGCTGGAATAACTAAAGCCACAATTGGTAAAGCTGTTATTTCAACTGGGATATCAATGGCTGCATCAGCAGTCATGAATAAATCAGCGGACAACAGGCCGCAAACAACAACTACAACAAGTAAAAGCCGCACAAATTTTCAAGAAATGCGTGATGACGCTATAGCTGCGGGGTATAACCCACTGACAGCTTTGAGAATGACAGGTGGCGCAGGCAATGTAACAACAACGGGTACAAGCGTAATAAACACCCCTGCCCTATCGTCACGGGCGATATTGGGCCGCGCAATTGGCGCGGGGTTGAATTCACTTGGCAATTCAATTTCGTCTTATGACCCGTTGATCGAAAAGCAAAAACAGTTGAATATTGATCTGGCAACAAAACAGTTGAATCAAAAAGATAATTCTTTTGATGAACGAGTCCCGTTTATGAGGGATGGCAAGCCTTTGACTGATAGATATGGACAAACCATTTATCAGGCGCCCGAGGGTACTGAGGCAATTCCTATGTATATAAATGTGTATGACCAAAATACCGGTCAAATGTTTCCAATTGTTAATCCAGAGTTGACAGAGGCAGGTCCTACGGAAATTGCGGCTGGTATGGGTATGATTGCAGCTTCGAAGACTGCAACTGAAGCCGGTACTGCTGTCGATATTGGACCTATATCATTTAGTAGTGATCCTATGGGATTTAATCGAGGTATTTCGATTTCTGGATGGGGTAATTCAATTTTTGCTACACCAAAATTGCAGTTTCAATAATGGGTGAAATTATTGTTGAAATACTGTTCATTACAGCGCTTTTTGCCGCAGTTTTGTTCATATGAAGAAACGTAAGCCGTGCGCGGCTTGCGCTAAAATTAGGGCTAAAATGAAAAGGACAGTCAAAAAATGGAAACGATGATGACAAAAATGAAAGCGACGCCAATCAAGGCGGAGCGTTCATTACGCTTAGATACTAAGCGTGTTTTAACGAGTGGTAATGCAGGCAAAATTTTGCCGCTCACATATGTGCCGTTACTGCGTGAAGACGCTGTTCGGTCGGGCAAAATGTCGTTTACCTTTGAAATGGCAGAAACAGCGGAAACATTGCTTAACGCAGTGAATGTCGACGTTAAGGCATATTTTGTGCCGTTCTTGGCATTTGAGCGGTTTAATGGAATGGATCAATTAAACCGTAGTTATATGGGTGTTCCAGAGGTTGAAGGCGGTACGCCTGTTCCGTTTTTTGAAACGGCAGCATTTGGTTCATACGGATCAAACGCAGTTTATTCCACTTTGGGAATGCACGCTACGCCTACGACGCAAGTAAATACAGCTGTTGTAGAGGCTTACAATACAATCGTGAATTTTAGACGCAAGCAGCGTTCAACATTGTTGACGCAGCGAAATCGTTATGACTCGACTTTGGCAGAGGCGTTTTGGAAACATTCTTCCATGAAGCATATTGTTCCGTCTTTTGACGAAGCAATGATTGACGGCGAAGTTCCCATTGGTGCGTTGGGTGGGCACGCTCCGCTTACAACAAATCGTAATTATCCATTTGGTAATAATTATGCTCCAGTAAGTAGAGACAGTTACGATTTGGGTGAGCTGGTTACTGATAAGGCTGTTACAGCGGATTGGCTGCGCACCGGTGACGGTACCATGTCTACTACCCAAATATATGCTGATTTGGATGCAATTTTGGCTGAAGCCGGAGCAGGCGGTTTGCGTTTGACACTCTCTAATATTGAGATGGCCAAGAAAACTGCTGCTTTTGCTCGTATGCGTTCAAATTATCAGGGATTAGATGATGATTATATCATTGACCTGTTAATGTCTGGTATAAATATTCCTGAACAAATTTTGCAAAACCCTATTTTGATCGCAGAGCAAAATACCGTTTTTGGGTATCAAAAACGATTTGCAACCGACAGTGCGAATTTGGATGAAAGTGTGACAACTGGTGTAACACAAGTTAACATGAATATTCGTGTTCCACGGATGAACACTGGCGGTGTTCTTATGTTGACTGCAGAAATTACGCCGGAACAATTGTACGAACGTACGAAAGATTGTTTCTTTCACAATGCAAATGTTGATTATCTGCCAGAATTTACTCGTGATTATTTGGACCCCGAAAAAGTTTCGGTTGTGACAAATGAATATGTCGACGTTTCGCATTCGGACCCAGATAGTACGTTTGGTTATGCTCCGCTGAACCATGAGTGGATGCGGTCAACCCCAAATATTGGCGGCAAGTTTTTGCGTCCAGAAGTGAATACGGCGTTTGACGAAGATCGGCAACGTATTTGGGCTGTTGAAACAGTAGACCCTACTTTGACAGAAGATTTCTATCTCTGCTCAAATATGCATCAAAAAGTCTTTTCCGATACTGCAAGTGACGGGTTTGAAATTCTCGGTCTCGGGCAATTTCAGATTGAAGGAAATACGGTATTTGGTGCGGCAATTAATGAAGCGACTGACGATTTTGACCAAGTATTGGCGGATGTCGATCAAACTCGCATTGATCAGACAGTATAAGGAAAAACAATATGCAAGTATTTAAGATTAAAGGGCTTGAAGAATGGGCCAAGGTGTCACCGTCGGAAATTTTGGAATTTCCGGCGGGGTATAACGGTCGTGTGATTTCTTTGCAGGTCAATACGTCGGAGCGTGTGGAAGTATACGCAAGTGACAGTGACGATATGTCGAATGAGAAATTGTTGGCCAGTGCCGACGGGTTGTTTGAAGTAAACGTGTCGTCGCGCGGAACTTTGTTTCTACAGGTGCGAGCTAAGGGGAAAGGAACCGTTGTATTTCTTAAAACGAAAACAGCGGATCACCGGGTGCACCAAATTAACGAAACGAAGTTTACTTCTATTGAAACTCGCCGCCGTCGCAATAGCGACGTTGATCGAATGATGATGCTTATGCAGCTTAATGAGAAGCGGCGCG